GGCATCACGCCGTGGGCGATCTCCGGGTACCACGCCAACCCGCAGTCCTCGGTCGTCCGCAGCAGCGCCACGTCGGGCGTGCCCATGACCTCGTGCTGCCACCCTGGGTGCAGCACGACCTGGTCGACCGCACGCCGCTTGTCGCCGTCGTACGCCAGGCGGACGTCCGTGCACCCGGCCACAACATGGGCGGCCGTGACCGCCCAGCGGCCGGCTACCAGGACGGCCGTGGCGTTGTGCCGCTCGCCGTCCGGGTTCGTGCAGCTCACCGCGGCCGTGTACGGCCGCATCTGCCGCCCCAGCTCGATGTAGCGTGCGTCTGGCACGCCGTCGTCGCGGGTGACGGCGCCGGCCGGGGCGGCCAGCGTCGCCAGGACCGCGGCGGTCATCACCGTCGGGCGTCGCATAGGCCCACGGTAGGCCTGGGAGGCCGGCGTCGGTCGGGGGTCTGGTCACACGGCCTCCCGGCGTTTGGCCTCTACGGCGGCCCTGGTGGCCTGTACGGCGGCCGTGAAGTCGGCAGGCAGCTGTCGCTTGGGTGGATCGGCCGGCGGGCCGCCTGGGCCACGTACGGGCTTCTTGGCGTCGTACTGGCCGGCCAGCACGCGTCCCACGAACCCTTCGCCGCAAAACTGGATCAACGTGACCGGCGTGTCGAAGAATCGGCACCTCGGCAGGTGGCCGATCGCACGGATCGCGTCGTCGAGCCACCCGTCCTCCGCCGCCCGGGCGTCGAACGCCCGTGGCAGCTGCTTGGCCTTGTAGGGCTGCACGTGGCCGGCTGCCGCCGCAGACGTCCAGGCCGCCCGCAGGGCTGCCGCTGCCTCGTCATGCGAAGCCTCGCGCGGAGGAGGAGGAGGATTATCTCCTCTAGTCTTCTCTGGTAACGCACCGAGCGTTACGCGGTCCGGCGGGTGCGTAACGCTGTCACCGTTACGGTGCCTTTCCGCCCGTAGCGCACCCAGCGCCCGGGCCTTTGCAGAGTCGGAAAAGTGCCTTTCCCAGTGCGGAATCACGATCCCGCCCTCCTGGGTCGACAGCCACCCGACGCTAACGAGCGCCGCGGCGAATCCGACATTGCCCACCTGATCGTCCACGTCCTGTAGCTCGGCGTCGAGGTGGCCGTTGAGCCCGTGACGGTCCGCCCATGACCAAAGGCGGGCCACCTTGCCGACGACCTGGTCCTGGTCGAGGCCCGTAGCTCGAGCCAGTCGCCGGATGTCAGGGTCGTCGAAGATGTCGTGGCGGAGCTTGATCCAGTTACCGGCCATCCTTGGCCTCCTCAATCTTTAGTTCAGAAATTGGCAGCAGCCGGCGATCTGGGACGAAATAAGCTGGACGGCCATCACCAACGAACCAATGCTCTTTGGTTTTTGCATCTCTTCCGCGAATCCAACCACAAACCTGATAAAGAGGAAACTTTCCACGCACTAGAACAAATGCGGCTTCATCTCGATCTTGCGGGTGAACAATGAGCCTGCCTGCATCTTTCCTTGTCGACCTGACCTCAACTCCACTTACGTCCCCAAATGCCTCTTGCGGATTTTGTAGCACAGGAACCCAGTGCAGGCGCAGCAACTTCGCAACCGCATACTCTGCCCCTGCGGACTCAATATCGTTGCCCCACGCTTCTAAACGGATCGATCCATAAGGCTCTGATCGAAATCTGTTTATCGCACTTATTCGACGCATGACGCCGGCCTGCGCCGCGAACAACTGCTCTGGCCAAGTAAGTTCAACAACTTTCATCATTGGCAACTAAATCACATCTTTAAATCCAGCCCGCCACGGCTCAAACGTGGCTGCCTGACGGTAAGCGGTGGAGGTCAGTCGTCCAAGTCGCCGAATCGCTGCCGCAATCCCTTGTTGACGCACTGCAGGATTGCAATGCCGCACACCCTCTCGCCCTTCTTCTCCTGCGCGATCGCAAACTTTTGCATGGACGCGAGGATGTCGTGCCTGGAGATAGACGAAAACCGACGCACGAACCTCTGATCATCCAAAAGCTTGTACTTCTGCTGAAGCCACACCAGACCGTCCAGCATGTCCCTATGAACAGGCTCGTTCTCTTCAAGCGACATGGCCACTTTGATCGCCATCTCAAACGTGTCAGGATCGTTTGCCGCGTGCTTCAGACAGGCGCTGACGCACTTGATCTCGTTGCGGTAGTGGCAGTTGTCAGAGATCGTCAGGCCCATCCTCTTGAAAACCGAGTCCACCGCGACGGCGGCCGCGTCTCCCGTCATAACCAGGGCCTTAAACTTGGCGATGGCTGGCACGGGCTTTCGCTGCGTGTTGGAAACCAGAAAGCCAGCGGCCTCCTGCGTCTTCGCGTCCATCTCAAAGACGAGGCACGGCAGCACGGAAATGTCGGCCCTGTTGCGTGACGCTAGGACGCGATGCTGGCCGTCGAACACCCAGAGCGTTCCATCGGGACGCATGGCCACGAGGATGCACCCGCAGCCGACCCACGACCAGTTGGCTTGAATCTCCCTGACCTTTCTGACGATCACCTTGTCTCGCTGATAGTCGTGGTCGATCCGAAGTTCGCTCTTGTCGATCATCATGAACTCGCCAGGCCGGTCACGGAGAATCCACCCGTACCGCTGCACCTTCGACACCCTCCCACCACTCACGCCTACAGACACGTGCTCGCGAGTTTCGTATCCAGTTGCTGTCGCCATCTCACAGTCCTCCTGTTACCACCCGTCACCACTCCCGCCGTCCGTCACCGCGACGCCGGCCTGGCCCTGTACTCCGCCTCCCGCCCCCCGCTCGCACTCCGGCACTCACCGCACCGCTCGATCGCCCCGTCCCGCCGCAGCTCGCCCAGCCGCCGCGACACCTGCTGGATGGTCAGCCCCGTCCGCTCGGCGATCACGCTCTGGCCGGCCGGCCCGGCCGCCAGCGCCTCGAGGATGGCCGCACGATGCTTGCCGGCGAACGACGGCGCCCGGGCCGCCGCCGCGTGCGATGTCGGCGGATCGCTCGTGCGTGCCATCGCGAACAGCGGCAGCGCCTTTTCCGGCGGTGCGTAGTAGTCACTCACGACCCGCCCTCCATCGCGTGCAGCTTCTCGTCGAGGCTCGCGTTGATATCCCGCAGCGCCCCAGCCAACCGGCGCCAGTGCATAAGTGCCGAATTCAGGTTGTCAATGTCGGCTCGCAACCGCTTCTCCTCCGCACGCAGCTCGTCCACCTGCTTTCGCAGGCGGTCGACCTCGCTCGGCGCGGTCACGCACCGCCGAATCCACGCGATCACGCCGGCACCGCCTGCGATGCCGCCGCACGCAGCCGCTTTGCCTGCTCGAGCAGCGCCGTACCCAGCCGCTCGATCGCGTCGGCCTGGGCGGCCTCTGCGGCTGCCTCGGTCGTGTGCCAGTCCGGCCCCATGCGATGCCGCACGGCGCCGACGTCCACCCAGCCGCCGCAGTCACTCAGCGTGCCGAACGTGCAGCCGACGAACACACCGTTCCGGTCGACTCGATCGCTTCGCCACGAACTGTAGACCTTCATGCATCGTCCTCCTTGACCTTTGGATCACCTGACCTCCGCTCCGTCCGGCAGTGCGCTGCCGACGTACTGAAACCGCACCTTGTCACCGCTCCACGCCAGGACGTAGTGGTGCAGCTTGCCGCCCCACCGCATGTCCAGACGCGACGGGTACACCTCGCCAACGCGCGGCGTGTACCGCATGCCGTCCCATGGGCCGGCGTAAAACTCGATCGTTCGCTCGTCGTCAAAAGGGGATGTCATCGGCATCCGCCTTCGCTGTGAACTCTTGGTGGGCCTTGGCGGCCGGCGTGCGGGCCTGCGGCCGCTTGGCCGGTGCGGCCGGCTGCGGCTTGCTGGGCGATGGATGCCAGCGTGTCACGCGCTGGTACTCCTTGCCCTTGCTGCTCACGGCGTTCTCGACGTCGATGGTCACGACTCGACCGACCAGCGACTCGACGTCCCAGTCCTGGCCGCGAGTCGGCGGCACCACGCCAGCGGCTCGGCAGATCGTCTCGATCAGCCCTCGCCACCGCACGCTCACGATCGACTCGACCGGGAAGTACCCGCCCGACTTCGACCAGGTCACGACAAGGCAGGTGCCGGTCTCGTTGTCGTCACTGATCTTGAACTTCAGGTCCTTGATCTCGGCCTTGACGATGTCGCCCGTGTGCGTGCCGGTAGGCACCTTCTGCGTGTGGTCGTGCGTCGCCACGCCGCGGCTGCCGTCTTCGTCCCAGTCCCACCATGCGTCGAAATTCACGTCTGCACCTCCGGTGTGTGTTCCTGACCCCCGACCCTCACGCGAACCGGCTCCAGCAGCTCGCGCACCTTCTCCACTGCCGTCGTGCTCGAGATCCGCCGCACGTGCCAGCGTCGGACGATCTCGGCCAACTGCGTCATCTGCTCATCCGCTGCCGCCCGCTTGGCAGTCCACGGCGGCACGTCATGCCACGCCATCCGCCACCTCCTTGGCCGGCTGGATGACCTCGTGCCGCTCGTTGATCGCACCCATGAGCTGGGCGACCTGCTCCGTTGTCAGCTGGCCGTCCGCCTCGAGCTGCTCGATCCGGTCGCCGATCTTTCCCAGCGTGCGGACGTTCTTCGCGTCGGCGATGTACTGCACCACCTGGTCGTACAGGTCGGTGTTGACCGCCTTGGCGCCGGTGCCGGTGAAGAGCGGGGCCAAGGCCTCGATCGTCATGGGCAGCTCTTCGCCCAGGCCGTAGCGGTTCTTCGCGTCCCAGGCCGCGGCACGCTCGGCGTACAACACGCGGTCCTTGCCACCGATCGCCTTCCGCTTGCCGTCCTTGCCGTCGACGAGTCGCGTGCGGTAGTTGGCGAACAACAGCGCGTCCGCCCACTCCTTGACGATCGGGCTGACCTGCTTCGATAGCCGCAGCTCGTACCGGTCGTAGCCGTCGGTCTGGTCCGGCGGCGACGTGCGTTGCACCTTGGCGTGCGCCACGAGCAGCACGTGCAGCCCCGCACGGTGCAGGTTGTCGAGCGACTCGACGAACCGCCCGACGTGCTCGGCCAGGACGACGTAGCCCTTGCCGAAGCCGTAGTCCTCGATCGACGACTTTCCGTCCTTCTTGCACACGAACTCGATCAGCGACCGCTCCGCCCAGTCGATGGAGTCGATCACGATCGTCTGGTAGCCGGCCGGCTCGACCGCCAGCTCGGCCACCGCACCCTGCAGCGTCCGCCAGTCGGTGCACGACACGCGGTCGACCTCGAGCTGCCGGGTGCCGTCCTCGGTATCGAGGAACAGCGGCGCCGGGAACTGTGACGCCAGCGTGGTTTTGCCGATCCCCTCGACGCCGTACAGCACGCACCGCACCGGTGCGGCCTGCTTACCCTTGATGATCTTCACTTCACGTCCTCCTCGTTTGTGTCCTCGTCCTCGTCCCAGTCGTCCATCGCCATCCGGTCGAACACCTCGCCCCGGAAAATCTCGTACCGCTGCGGTGCCCGGAATCCGAGCTTCACCGTGTTGCCGTTGATGACCTGCACCACGACCTCCAGTCGTGCCCGCGGGATCACCACGCGCTCACCCTCGCCCCTCGTCAGGATCAGCACTGCCACCTCCATGTGGCGGCCGGCCGCAGTCCGTCGCGGCCGGCCGGCCCAAAAACCGTCCCTGATCACCCGGCCGATCCGTCGACCGGTTCGCGTCCCTGCCTTGCGTCCCCTGCGACGAACAGCGACTCCCCGCGCTCGGCGCGTGCCGCCATCTCGTCCACCTTGTGTGTCGTGCCCGGAGCCGCCTCGGTCGGCTCTGCCGCGTCCATCGACGTCTGGATCTCGTCGCGGATCTCCACCAGCTCGTCGATGGTGACGGTGATCGCGTCGTAGAGCAGAGTGCGGTCGCCACGGGCCGCACGGGCCGCGTAGGTCTCGCCTTGGTTCGACTGCCCGCCGGCCTTCGACGGGTCGCCGTAGAGGCGGACAATCGCGCACAGGTGGGCATGGCACCGCGCAACGCGGTGCAGCCAGGCGACTAAGAGTTCACAGGCCCGAGATCGGATACGCGTACGACGGTTACGCTCGCTCGCACTCGCCCGGCTTTCCGCCGCGGGTCGGTTCGCGACCACTGCGACCGCAGTTCCTCGCAGCGCTGCCGGATCTCCTCCTCGGTCGGATCGCCGAGCAGGCGTTCCGTCGGCGTCCATCCGAGCGCCTGTAGCCGGCGCGAGAT